AACTCTCGGCGCCCCCTTGCGTAATCGCCGCGGGCGAGACACTGAGCGTCTGGCTGACCTCCGCCTTGGCCGCGGCCACCATCTCGAAGCCGTGCTGCCACAACTGCGGGAACTGGGCAAACTGGGTATCTTGCGGGCTGGTCTCCCACACCGCGGCTAGCGACAGCACCATTGACCCGATACGCGGGTTCTTGGCCGGGTCGGTCATCACAATCGGCAACAGCGCGTAGGCTGCACTGTCCGCTGCCTCGTTGATGGCGTCGTTGGCAAAATACTGGATGTCAGCCACCGGCTTGACCTTGCTGACCCCCTTGGCGGTGCCCGCTACCTTCTCCACCGGCACTGACAGCACAGGCACCCTGTCGGACCACAGCGGGTTGCGCCGCGCGCCCAGCGCGCCTGACTTGTCCCCGCCGTAGAAGCACTCGCAGATCACCCGCTTGCCCTTGACCTTCAAGATGCTCCAGGTCTGGTAGATCAGCGCGAACTTGGTGCCCCCGTCGTTGTGGATCCCCGCGGCCTCGAGGTGCAGCTTGTTCTTCTGCCCCGCGGGCACGCGATCGGTCATCTGCCCTATCAAGGCCTCGCCGGCATCGCTACGGATCACGCCTTCGCGAATCATCTGCTGTATCTTGGACTTCGACCAGCGACGGATGATGGTCACCGAGCCGCCGTCCGCGATTGCATCCGGAATTGAATTGGCAGTAGCGGGAAGGATTAAAAGGTCAGCATCAGCAATGACTTCAGTGACCGGGAAGCAGTCCTTTATCTCGGCTTCCTTGATGGTCTCAATCTGCTCGGCGGCCGGGTTGGCGCCGCCATCCTCAAGCTCTGGCGCCTCGAAGGTCTTCCAGGTGACGTTGCGCTTGCGCTCGACCCATTCGACATAGACCGTGTACTGGCCCTCGATGTCGCCGCTGCGCAGAAGCGAAGGCATCACCTTGGTGCGCAGCTCGGAGCGGCGGATATAATATTCGGCCAGCGACATCTCGGCATAGGGCATCGTGCCGTCTTCCGACGTCACATCGACGTTGCGCCCATTGGTCGGGAAGATCTGGTTGGCGAAGCGCGTCTTGCGCGCGTTGACGGCATTGTGGACGATTGGAACATAAATCTGGGAGTTGCCGTTGTAGAACTGGTGGCCGTTCAGGGTGCAGTTGTAGACGTCCCAGTAGTCCTGGATGTCATCAGCGCGGGTCGACTGGTCCTGGAACCCCTGTTCAACCTCTTGAAACAACTCAGTCAGCTGGCGCCCGACGCCCGCTCGCTTGGAGATGTCGACGTCTCGTTTGGAGACATCTACAGCCTCGTCATCGTCTTCCGGCGACGGATCGGCTGGAGATGTATCGTCGTCCATCTGATGTCATAGCCCAATTGATTGGTTGATCTTCACCAATATGACCGGATTTCAGCAGCGAAGCAAACGATTCGAGCCCCTCCATCAGGGTTTTGTAGGGACCTTCGTCGGCAAATTCGGAAAGTATTCCGTTTTTGAGCACTGATTTACAATATCCACCCGCGAAGGCGTTCAGTGTCCAGCGTGCCTTCTGCGAGACTTTGAGTGCTTGACCGGAGCGGATTTGCCTCCGGAGAAGTCCTCGGATCTCATCTCGGCCGTCCAGTCCGAGACCAGACTGGGAGAGCTCGACTGGAATTTTTCGGGCAGCTCCACGCAGCCCGACGGTATCGTAGTTCCCAAAGTGTTCAGGAGAACTATAGAGCCTTGGTCTTTGTCCGGCTTCCAGCCCGGCATCTGCAACGATGCCGCCGAGCACGCTACCAGGATCGCCTTCACGAACAGCATCCCAGAGGACATTGAACACTCCGTCGTTGACCTGGACCAGTACCGCCGTAGTGTACATCTGGGTGGCATTGACGGCAAGAAACATGGGCTGGCGGGACAGCTTGAAGATCTCCTCTGCCACGTTTAGGTAGGAGAAGCCGTCGTAGATCGGCTGGCCTGGCCGCAGGATCATCGCGTAGGCCAGCGCGTTGGGGATATCAATCAACCCCGTCGGGAAGCCCAGCAGCTGCGCGCGAAGTTCAGGCAGGTCCTTGGCGAAGATCACCTCGCCGGCCTTGAAGAACGGCTGCATCGAACGGATGAAGTCAAGTTTCCCCTTCGGCGCCTTCATCGGCCGGATCGGGATCGCATAGGCACGGCGCACCTGCTCCTGGCGCAAGGGCTGCAAAATAAACTCTTCCAATCCGTCCCGCTCGACGCCAATTGTAACGGGTGCATATAGATCGTCGCACCGAAACATATCGGCAATTATTTCGTCGGGCTTCCATTTGGGCCCGTAGGCATCCCAGATAACCAGTCGATTGTTTATCCATGAGAAGTGCACCACTCCGGTTGAGGCTGACGTGGCTTTGACCGTGCGCGCCGGATCGTACATCGAGTAGACTGCGTGCCAGGTGCGCACGGTCGGCTCGACCTTGAACATGTCTGCCGTGAACGCCTTCACCGCGGGATCTTCAGCTTCGCACATGTACTCCTGCTTATAGTTGGTGGTCAGGCCCAGTCGCTGATAGGACGCTTCGGTCTCGGCAATCTTCTCCACCGGGAAACGATCGGGCCACGTCGCCGCCCACTCTCCGTTAATGGTCTTGTACAGCCATGGAAAGCGGCGATGCACCCAGCCGGTGTCGCGGCTGATCTGCACGATCATGCTCTCGGGGTCGAGCGGCGTCCCGTTGATCCGAACCTTGTAGTTAGGATCCAATGCAGGGAAGACGACGGACATCAGCCAGCGCATGGTCTTGGCGCGCGCGTCGGGAGTTAGAACGCTCTCTTCGTTCTCGATATCGTCGCCAAACGCCATGTCTGGTCTAGCGTCGAGATGTTTGACTCCTCTGAGAGATTGACCACGACCGACGGCTTGGATGCACGCACCGTTACTGAGTACAATTCTACTTTCCGTCCATGTGTCTCCCACGAGATTGCCGAACAACTCCTCAAGAAACGGGTTCTCTTCGAACTCGTGCTTGATGGATTTGAGGCGTTCGACGGCCCGGTCAAAGGTCTCTCCCAGTATCAGTCCGTTCCGGAACTTCCGGAGTGCCGCCATGATGACAATGGCTTCTTCAGCCAGCGTGGACTTGGCGGCTCCCCGAAAGGCTTCGACAACCACTCTTGGATCAGGACCATGCCACAGATCAATGAGTTCATAATGAAAAGCAGGAGTAGCGTCGGGATGGCGATGGCTAAAAAACGTAGCATGTGCGAGCCTCGGGTTGCGCGCCAGTTTCTCGATTACGGCGTCGCGGGGATCGTCACTCAAGCCTTCTCCTCGTACCCCTGCGTCAGCTGGTTGCCCGGCGAACAATCAAAGATGTTCTTGATGTTCTCGTTGAAGTATCGCCCAGCGCTCGACGCGCTGGCAAGGCCGCTGGCGATGTCATCCGGCACCTGCTTGTAGGTGTAGGGACGGCCGCCGTGGAAGTAAATCACCAGCGTCTGGTTGCCGGGATTGTAATCGTATCCGGACAGGTTGGAGGACGACAGCGGGGTCATTTTTTCTTGTTGGCGTTGAGGAACGCCCCCATATTTTGCTGTCCTTGCACGTTGCCGCCCGCGTCATTTACCGCTGGCCGATTGTGCAAGTAAGCCTCCGCACTGGCATCATTGGCGCGTTCTTGCCCTTCGCGCAGGAAGTTGCCCATATGCCACTGGCCATCCCCCTGATTGCCAAACGGAGGCTGCGGAGCGCTTTGGTCACCTGGTCCTCGTTTACCCACGGGGGTTCTCCATCATCCGGTTACGCGCGGCGGGGGCGCGCGGCGGGGCTTCGAACGGGTTGGGGCTCGGCATCGGGGTCGGCTCGTTCTGGAGCGACTCGGAAGTGTTGACTACCGAGCCGGTCGGGTTGCCACTGTCCAGGCGATGCGGAAGGGGCGATCCCTCCAGCGGGCTCGAGGGCGCCGGGGCAAATGGGTCGTAGCTGCCCGGTGCGCGGGAAGGTTCAAGCTCGCCCTTCTGGCTTGACAGCGAACCATCTCGCTCCCGCGCCGGCTCACCGGTCTGTTTGGCCCGCGGCTCGCCTGCCATCTCACCAGCGCGGTTGGTTAGTTCTTCATGGGCCTTCTGGCGACGCTCCTGGTCCTCGGCCCTGGTCCGCTCGCGGCGCTGCTCGGGGGTCTCATTGGCTCGCTCCTGGGCTTCCTTGAACCGCTTGTCAGCACCTTCCTGCGCGTTCCTGACGGCTTCCTTGCGCATCTCGGTGTCATTGACGGCCGGCTTGCCATCCTTGTCCATCACGTTCGGCTGCTTGCCACCGGCGTAGTCGACGAGCGGGTCGGCGTGCATGACGGGCGGAACATGGGTGTAGGGGTTGTCGGCGCGGGTGTCGCGGCCATCCACGAAGTAGTCGGCGGCGCCAATCGGTGCGGGCTGTTCACCCTCCGGCGCATCCTCATGGCTGATGAACTGCTGGTCGACCATGCGGCCACGCTGGCTGAAAGTCAGGCGGTGGGTGTCTCCAGCGGGGGTGATGATCTCCAGTACGCAGCGGGAAGTGTCAGCGCCAGCCACGTGGAAATTGAGAAGGACGGAGCGTTCCTCACCGGGTTCGGTCAGGGTGATCGACTGCGGTGCGTGGATGGCGAACATGGGAACCTCCAAATGGGTCTGGTGGAGTATTGCACGCAAACGTGTTAGGTGTCAAGTTGGTTCCGCGCCGCCAGTTAACCCCTTTCGGGCGGCGTCTGCCCGGCTTGCCCCAGGCTAACGCCGCGATGGGCGGAGCCGGGCAGTTTACCTCTTCAGCATCCTGCGCGCCCGGCGGATCTCCATCTCGGTGAAGACGCACGCCGAGATGCACAACAGTCCCATCAAGATGCCACCAAAGACGAAGATGTTCACTTGACGCGCTTGAGCTTCGGGTTGGCCTTCTTTGCCTTGGCGGAAGCATTGCGGCTGGCGTTGGCCAGGATGGCACCCGCAGACTTCTTGCTCACGCCGTCCTTCTTGGCGATCTTGGATTGGACTGACTTAAAGCTCATAAGCTTTCCTCCATGTCGTCGTGCAATAATTGAAACTTAACCATTTCAAGTACGCCGATCATTGCTCGGGTTACACGCCCCTTGATGCGGTACGATGTGGAGTTGTCCTGGAAAAGCAATGTTGCAACCACGCCGTCGAGCTCACCCGCGCGAGCACGCGCTGCCAACTCTTCCAGCTCGAGCGCAATATCTTCCCGCGGCTCGCCACGTGGCGCGATTGGCTCCCCTTTGAGCGACACAACATCAGCCATGCACGCACGCTGCCAGAAAAATGCCCCGCTGTCCATGAGGAGGCGGGGCAAAAGTCAAGGGAGTAACGAGACCTGCGACGTGCGCAGATTGCTCGAAGGCTGTCAAGCAGCCGGTGTAGCTGGTGCGGCCGGCGGGGTTGAGGACGAGGGAGTTGCGGCTGGCGGTGCAGTGGTCAGCGCGGTCGCCAGCTTGGACTTGTTGGCTTCGAGGCCAGCGAACACCGCATCGATCTTGCTCTGCACCGCGGGCGGGATGTTCGCGCCACTGAGCGCATCAGCCAGCTGCTGCTTGAGGCCAGCCACGAGGGTGGAGACGCTGTCGATCGCGGTGGACTCGTCTGCGACGTCCTGAACGACCTGATCAATAGTTGCCATGAGGGTTTCCAACATTTGGATGACGCGCATGAGGAGATCCACGCTGCGCTCGTCATCGGGGTGATGGTGATGATGTACGTGGATCTCCATGTGGGGAGAGTAGACGCAAGGTTGTGAGGTGGCAAGGGTTGAGTATTAGGTAGGGTGGTTCTGGGTTTTTGGATCGACATTTTTTGGGGCATCATAAAAAGCGCCCAATAGCCCGTCCCCGCCGGCACACCCCAAGTTACGCGAAACAATGTTGCGCAACGGTAACTAGGTAGTGTGCACGACATAATGTTGCGCAGTTAATGCAAAGCATTAAGTATTGCCATGGTTTGGCCACATGCATGTCCAGATCGCCATGATTGGGTTCCATGTTAAGTGGAAACAGCCAATGCTGGTAGCAAATCGGATTGCATTCGGCTATCCATCAGTTGACAACCGTAGCACAAATTCAAAATTCTCCAATAATAATAATGTTAGTTAAGAGATAGTAGTATTACGCAGAAGAATGACATGCTTTTGGAAAACTTTGTTAACTTGTGCGTAGTCTGGCCGCATCGGGCTTACTACGCAGCCGTTAACACACTGCGCCAAAACCTTGTTATCCTTTTGTTGACTACTACTATCTCTTAACACACATTAAGCCATTGAAAACACAAAACAATTTGCCAATTGTAAACTAGCGGCGTACCTAGCATATCACGTTCTTGTGATCTAAAAGTTATTGACTTGTGCAAAACATTTGCTATTTCGCAGATACCAACAACGCAAAGGGACACGCAAATGCAAACAGGGACAGACAACGAAGCCGTCATGGCTGGCTTTACACGGCACGTTATTGCCGACTGCGGGCAACACAAATTTGCCTGTCTGGTTAAGCCAGACGCTGATTTAGACGGTGTTGTTAAGGTATTCAACACGGACGATCAGGAATGGCTTTGCCTCAATGGCTGGGGTTGGTCTTTTGAGGATGCAGAACAATGACCGCCGAGGAAGTAAAGATACTCAGAGAAGCAAACAACATGACACAAGCCGTGTTCGCTCGCCGTCTTGGCTATTCTCGCATTGCAATCAACAATTGGGAAAACAAACGTTGTAAGCCCCCTGCAAACCTGCTGGACCAGGTGGCGAAGGCCGGCTTGTTCACTCACAAGCTCAATCTGACCGAATCGTATGGCATTTATCTAATGTGCCGCGACCAGCTGCATTTGTCGCACGTGCAAACACTGGAACGGATGCGAGCCAATGGCCACGCGCCATTAACTACGGACGATCAGCTCATGCTCGTTCGGAAATATCCCTCAATCCTGGAAGGACGAAACAATGTCTGATTTGATGCAATTGCCGGCAGGTTTCACGTGGCATGGCCGACAGATCGTCGCGCAAGTCGAAATGAAGGAAGGCGTATTGGTGCCTGTTGTCGTGGTGACGCTTACACCCGAAAACTGGGACCTATTCCACGACCTGATTAACTCGTTCCTGCGCATGGCGATCAGGCATGGACAGGAAATGATTGAACGCTCGCGCTACTCGCTCTGAGCAAATCCTAACAACAACGAAAGGGGACTAAAATGTCAAATGACAACGCGCTACTCGCCATCCAAGAGCTACTGGACGGCACTGAATGGAACGCCGACACGCTCGAAGCCATCGCAGCCATCATGGTTGCGGCTAGTTACCGAATCAGGGACCTAGAAGACGTTGATTGAAACCACCAACCACGAAAGGGTTTTTAACATGAAATTCACGCTACAACAGCGATGGATGCAGCGCTTTGAGGACAAGGTTTGCGAACTGGCGCCGCAGCACCGTGGAAAGATAGAATGGCAAACGGCCACGTTCTTTTTCAATGAAGGCCGAGACGCGATCGAAGCGGCCAAGCAATATGTCGAGACACGGAAATGCTGATCTGCACCCTCCCAATCGTCTGGATACTTCTCGTTTTCCTGCAAAATTGAAGATCGAAACTAGCCGCATGGCTAGTCCGCTGGTATCGCCAGCGCTGATGAGATCAGAAACTTTGAAAGGGACTAACATGACCAAGATTTTTCTCGCCTCCGCCGCCCTCATGCTCCTGACCATTGGCTCACAAGCGTTCGCTCAGGACGGTCTTACGCGTGGCGCCGATGTCAGCAAGGCGCAAGCAACTGCCGAGTTTCGCGTCAAGGTGGCCGCTTGCAAGGCATCGAGCGGCAAGGCCAACAGCTCCGATTTCTATCGTAAGATGGCTGATTGCGTCGACAAGGTGGTTGTTACCACCACGGTGGCGAGCGCGAAGTAGAGCGAAACGGCCGCAAGGCCGTCGTGCAGTATGGCTGCACCTGATGAGCTCAAAGGGGAACGAAGATGCGAACAATCCAGGATATGATCCAACAGGAAGTCTTGTGCTGCATGTCGTCAATGGTTTCGACACTCGCCAACGCTTATGGGAATTACGGAACCGGCCCGGCCAATGATTTAATGTCGCAAGCTTTCGAGTTGGCTTGCCCCATCCCCGATTACGAGGAAGCGGCGATCCAGGCCGGCTGGTTTGCCGAGCCGGTAACTGGCATTAACGAAATGCCGTGGTGGACGCGCCACGCTGACGATACTGACATCGCCAATGCTGACGCGCCACCGCGCTTCTGCAACGCGCAAGAGGCGTGCGAGTTTGACGGCATCGAACCCTACGACCGCGAAGTTTTCGAACATTGGACCGTCTCGACCTGGTTCGCCGAGAAGCTGATTGAGCAAGGCGAAAAAGTCGGTATCGACTTTGCCGGCCTTAATGTTTGGGCGCGCACCACCACGGGACAGCAAATCAGCGCGGATGGCGTGATTGAGCGAATCTACGCCGCGACCCACAAGTGAACCTCGCCTGTACCCTCCTCGGCATCTGGTGCGGGGCCTTGACTGGCCCCGCCTATATTCTGGACGGCGATACCATCTCCATTGGCTACCACCACGTCCGCCTGGCGGGCATCGATGCGGAAGAGCTGGACGAACCGCATGGCGAGCTGGCCAAGGCGCATATGGAGCAACTGACTCGCGGCGCTACCGTGACATGCAAGCCCAATGGCGAGCGATCCTACCACCGGCTGGTGGCAACGTGTTACGTAGGCAAGATGGACATCGGCGCGCAGATGGTAAAGGACGGCATGGCCTTGGACTGTTTTAGATATTCCAAAGGCGCCTATCGCCGGCTTGAGCCGGTGGGCATACGATCGAAACTGATTCAAAAGGGGTATTGCTGATGCGCATTCTCGTGGCTTGTGAATTTTCAGGCATTGTGCGCGATGCCTTTCGCAAACGCGGCCATGATGCCTGGTCGGTCGATCTGTTGCCCAGCGAAAGCAATCCGTTCCCGGCGCCTGACAAGGGGCCGCATTTCCAGAACGACGCCCTATGGGTTGCAGAAGATCCGGCATATGGCCAGTGGGATTTGCTGATTGCACACCCGCCATGCACCTATCTAGCTAACAGCGGCGTGCGATGGCTTTACAAATACCAGAACGAGAAAGCGCCGGAACGCTGGGAAGCAATGGAAAAGGCATCGTGGTTCTTCAAATCACTTTACAACGTCGAAACCATAAAGCGAATCGCCATCGAGAATCCGATCCCACATCGGTACGCGCAACTACCCGCCTATTCACAGATCATCCATCCGTGGCAGTTTGGCCACGGCGAAACCAAGGCCACCTGCCTGTGGCTAAAGAACTTGCCAGAACTGGTTCCGACAAAGATCGTAGAGGGACGCGCGCCGCGCGTACATCATGCCTCGCCCGGCCCAGATCGCTGGAAAGAGCGTTCACGCACATTGCCAGGCATCGCCGACGCGATGGCCGAACAATGGGGCAGCTTGTAAACGCAATAAAATTACCGTCGATTTATCTTGCCCAATGTGTGAAATGTGAGACTATCAAAACAAAGAGGGGACCAACATGCGCGCCTATTTCTCCATGCCAACACATGAGTTTGTCGACCAGCTTCGCGACATCGCCATCAAGGCCAACGCCCGGCCACAGGTCATTGACCAACTGGACGCCATCGTGGATGCGCCGAGCGAGGAGGAGATTGAAGAACAAATCAACGAGGCCGTAGCAGAAGCTGAAAAAGACGCCTTCGACAACGGCAAACTGGAAGGCGAGAACAACAAAGAAAACGCCATCGTGGATGCTTGCGACGAACTCTATAAAGAGATCTGCGACGCCATCGAAGCCAAAGGCACTGAAATCGGCCTGACCGAGGAACAAGTCTACAAGGTCGTGAACCATATCCTCTGTCAACGATGGCGATAAGGACATATGGCTTCCCAAGAGTCAGTGTGAACTTGAGCCAGGCAAAGGCGATGACTGCATCGTGACCCTTCCTGAATGGCTGGCCAAAGAAAAAGAACTCATATGAAACCCCATTTTTCCGACAGCGAAGCTCGCACCATCCTTAACCAGCGCAAGACGCAGCGCGACAACGAGTGGCTGCTTGGCCAGATCGGCGAACCAACGTATCTGGTTAGCCTGGAGATCCTTGGATACCTGCCAAAGGATGCGCAGACGGAGTTGAATCTTTTGAAGATGGACAAGCGCAAATGACGGACTCACCCTCCTATCCTGACATCGTGGAACGGCTGCGCAATGTTATGCCGAGCAGCCTCAACGACGCAATCAGAACGATGGAAGATGCCGCCCAAGAGATCGAACGGTTGCGCCCTCTTGCCCAAGCAGGAAAAGTGCCCGCTGGCGACTTCTATTTGGTCCCACGCGAGATCATCGATCAGTTTCCCGAGATCAACATCAACAATTACGGCCATGATGACGCCTGCGCTTTGAATGCTTGGGGCTGTGAAGTGGTGACAAACGCCAATCCTGCCGGGAGTCCGGCAGTCTCATCGACGGATGGCGGAGGTGGCAAATGATCGTCGCCGCTAAATCATTGAATGGTAAGGGCCAGTGCTGCGGTCGGAAACCGATCATTTACAAGAGACCGCATCATCTTTTCTGCCCCCGCTGTAACGCAGCGTTTGACCCAGCGGATGGGAAGCAGGTTTCGAATTGGGCATACAAAAATGCCGGTGTCGGTCGGTTCGAAGCCCACACCACTGCCGGGAGTCCGGCAGTCTCATCGACTGATCGGGGAGGCCCCAATGGTTAAGCGCAATTACATCCAGAACGATTTTGACTCCATCCTCGGGCATTTAGTTGAGGAGTGTGGAGAGGTTCTAGCCGCCGCTGGCAAGACCATGCGCTGGGGGCCGGATAGCTACAATCCCGAACTGCCAAAAGATCAGCGCGAAACCAATATCGCTTGGCTGCGCCGCGAAGTTGCCGACCTTGAATCCGTTATCGCCCGCGCCAAAGAATACATTTTTGATGAGGAAGATACCAATGCAGTTGCCTGATATCGAAGTCGTCAGCGCCAAAGTTCACGAGTCTTGGATGGATTCGAAGCGCAAGGCCGGGGTGACTTCTCGCAAACTGGAAACAGGCGAGGAGCTAATGGTGCCGTATGCCGACCTTTCGGAAGAAGCGAAGGAATTGGACCGCGCGACAGTTCGCACCATCTATTCTGCGATTTACTCGACGGTCGCGGCGATATGATCGTTGCTCTTGTGTCCTCACCGAAAGCGCCCAAGTGAACATTCTCACTCTCGATTTTGAAACGTTCTTCAGCGACGCCTACACGCTGCGGAAAATGACGACGGAGAGCTACGTCCGCGATTCCAGGTTTGAAGCGCTGGGTATGGGCGTACAGTTTAACGGTGGCCAACGGGGATGGATTCCGCAGCACAGGATTCAAGATTGGCTAGATTCGTGGTTTTACGTCCAATACCCTGACTGCGCCGTTCTCTGCCACCACGCGCATTTTGATTGCCTGATTCTCTCCCACCACTACGGGATCAAGCCGAGGTTCATCTATGATACTCTCTCCATGGCTAGGCTGCAGCTTGGCAATCACATCAGCGTCAGTCTTGAGTCTCTGGCTCGACACTATGGCCTCGAGGGGAAGTCGGTTCCTTACGAGAAATTCCGTGGGAAACGTGCGGCTGACATTGGGCCTGATCTCTATCGGGATCTTGGGAATGGTTGTCTCCATGATGTGGAGCTTACTTTTGATATCTTTCAACGGTTAGCCGTCGGCTTCCCTTCTAGCGAGTATCAGACTATCAATCTCGCCGTTCGTGCCTTTACGGAGCCAAAGCTAGAGGGAAACGTTAATGAATTTGCCGCCATCTGGACAGCCGAGAAGGAAAGAAAACAACAGCTTCTTCGAGAACTCGGAGTTACGGCAAAGGATCTCGGTTCAAATCAGCGATTTGCAGAGCTTCTTGCAGTCTACGGAATCGACGCCGAAACTAAGGCTGGCAAGGCAGGAGATGTATTTGCTTTTGCAAAAACTGACAACTTCATGCAGGAACTTTTAGACAGCGATGATGATGATGTGCGTCTGTTGGCTGAAGCCAGAATCGAAACCAAATCCAATGGCGAGTTGACACGCGCCACGCGCTTAGGCTGGATGGCGACGCGCGGTTCTATGTGTGTTTACCTGGCGCCGTTCGCCGCGCACACCACACGCTTTGGCGGGGGTGACAAAACAAACTACCAAAACATGAAGCGCGGTAGCCCGATCCGCAAGGCACACAAAGCCCCAGCTGGCTACACGGTAATCAAGGCTGATCGCAGCCAGGACGAATGTCGTAAACTCAATTTTATTGCGGAGCAGTGGGATGTCGTCGAGCGATTTGCCTCCGGAGTCGACCCCTACGTGGGCATCGCTTCTAAATTCTACGGAAGAACAATTACTCGAGACGATCCAGCAGAGAGAGGCGTTGGTAAGCAACTGGAACTCTCTTGTGGCTATGGCGCCGGAGGACCAACGATTGTCAAAACTGCTCGACGAGGGACTTACGGACCTCCTGTACATCTTACAGATACTCAGGGCCTTGAAGCACGTGATCTCTATCGCGCGACTCACCCCAACGTCGTTGCCTACTGGAAAACCGCCGGACGAATGATATCGGCGATCGCAGGCACCAACCACCCCGTCCAATGGGGTGTTATGACCGTAGACAATAACGTGATCTGGCTGCCTGGGGGCGTGCCGATCTGGTATCACGAACTGCACTACTACCGTGACCCCGAAAGTGGCGAGGAGTATTGGCGCTACCGCGACCGCAAGGGCTGGCCGAAACTGTATGGTGGCAAGCTAACCGAGAACGTCATCCAGGCGCTGTCAGCGGTGGACATGCGCGAGACCTTGGTCCGAATTTACAACCGCACCAATATATCCTACGTCAATCAGGAACACGACGCCGCGGTGTGGATAGTGCCGAATGCGCTTGTCACACCTTTCACAACTGTGGTACAGGAAGAAATGACGCGGGCGCCGGTCTGGCTACCCGGCATACCCCTCGCTTGCGAGATAACAACCGGAGAAACGATGTGACCAGTTTATCGATGCTGATCCAGCAAGTAAAAGATAAACTCGCAGCCATGACCCCGGAAGAACGCGAAGAAATGTACCGCAAGCAACGCGATGGCTGGGTCAAAGCCGAGCTTCAATGGGCCAAAGATTTCCGTGAAGGCAAATGTGAAAGGGATTAAAATGACGACTATCCACGAAACACTCAATGACCGCGAATCACGTTACGGCCATTTTAACAATGTGGCGCAATCAGTGCAGGCCTTCAAGTCAGTCTGCCGCGCGTCCCCTTCATGGGCCTCGATGACGGCCATCCAGCGCGAAGCCACCGAGATGATCATGCTGAAGATGTCGCGTATTCTCTACGGCGATCCCCTGCACTTCGACAGCTGGCACGACGTCGCCGGCTACGCCATGCTGGCGGCGGAGGAATTCAGCAACAAGAAGCTGGAGGACATGACGCCCGCCGCCAATCCGGTAGAGCCGGTGGACTTGATCGCGGGGCCGCAGGCGTGAGCTATAAACTCCCAGTCGCGTCGTACACCTTCCTGCGGGACTGGGACAATTGTCCCTACAAAGCCTTTCGCAAGTCGATCAAGAAAGACCTGCCAAAGTTCGTCCATACCGCGGCAACCAAATGGGGTGATGACGTGCATGTTGCCTTTGAAGTGAGGATCAAGCATGGAACGACGTTTCCGAAGGGCATGGAGCAATTTGAAGCAATCGCCGCTCCTCTGATTCAGGCGGGCGCGGTCGCTGAAAAGATGCTGGGAATTACGGCAGCAGGAGAAGTTTGTGATTTCTTTGCTCCGGGTGTGTGGCTTCGCGGCAAGGTGGACGCCACTGTTCTTGGAGGAAGCACGGCGGTTATTTTTGACTGGAAGTCGGGGAAGCGCCGCGAGGAGCGCGCCGAGCTCGAGGTCCACGCCGTCCTGTTGAAGGCGTGGAAGCCCACCGTGCAGCGTATCGTGGCGCAGTACGTCTGGCTGCAGGACAACGAGGTAGGCAGGCCGCACGACGTCAGCGACACGGACAAGACGCTGGCGGGTATCAGGCATACCATGGACGATGTAGCGCGCTGCCTGTCCGACCAGGACTTCCCTAAGCGGCCGAACCCGTTATGCGGTGGTGAATGGGGCAGTTGCCCAGTTGAAGATTGTGAATTTAGAAGAGGCCCCCGATGAGAATCATCTTCATGCTACCCAACGGCACTGTCGAGTGGGATGCGCCCGAGATGGACCCGCCGCTTGTGTTTGGCGTATTCATCAACGCAATCCGCGCCAACGGATTCTTCATGTCGGAGAATCTGTACATCCGCCATGACAGCATGGTTGGGATATCGATCGCGGAGGAAGGGGCGAAGCTGCCCATCGTAAGGAAGGATCTGCAGTGAAGCCCGAAGCTCGCATCAAGGCCAACATCCGCGCGTGGTTTTTATCCAAGGGCGCCTACGTATTTGCTCCCGTGCAGATGGGCATGGGGGCTTCTACGGTGGATCAATTGATCTGCTTGAAGGGGAAGTTCATCGGCATCGAGTCCAAGGTGCCAGGCAAACACCCCACCGCGCGCCAGCTGCAGACGCTGCAGGCGATCACAGATGCCGGCGGCCAGGCGTTCATGGCGACCAGCCTCGAGGACGTCAAAGAGAAGATGGCGGAGTTGGGGTGGGTAATATGAAGATCCCATGCCCGTGCTGCCAGGGGGCAGGCGAGATCGAAGAGCTGGCGCCGGTGGACTTGCCCCCGATGCAGTTCAAGATTTATGACATAGTGCGCAAGGCCAAGCACGGCATCAGCGGTCCGCGCCTGATCAACAAGGTGTACGAGCATCGTCGCGACGGCGGTCCCGAATATGCAGCCATTTCCGTGCATGTTCAAGTGATTAACCTGAACAAAAAACTGGCAGTCGTTGGCCAGCGCGTCAACGCCACCCACCGCGGGACGGGTGGAGTCTACAAGTTGTTTCATGATGTGGTTTGATACTGTCAGAAACGTGGTGATTTATGACACACCTGGTGATTCTCGTATCATCGAGCATGTCCCTGACGCAATAAAACTGCATAATGGATACGTTGCGTGTCCTGCATCACTTTATAATCTGCAGCTTTTGCGCTACCTTGGTTTTCCAACCATCCAGCCAATGGATATAAACTATGATTGGCCTGGCCGTTACGTACCTTTTAACGCTCAACGTGTCACTGCAAACTTTCTTAGCGTGCATCCTCGTGCGTTCGTCCTCAACGACATGGGCACTGGCAAAACGTTGGCGGCCCTTTGGGCTGCTGATTTTGTCATGCGGGTTAATGGAGGCGGTCGTTGCCTGGTGGTTGCTCCGCTATCCACGCTAGAAAGAGTTTGGGCTGATGCAATATTTCAAAACCTTCTGGGTAGAAGGAAGTGCATTGTGCTGCATGGAAGTGCTGCCAAACGCGCAGAGCTGTTGCGAGACGAAGCTGACTTTTACATTATCAATTACGATGGACTTGGAGTGCTTGCGAAGCAGCTTGAGCTGCGAACAGATATCCGCATGTGCATTGTCGATGAAGCGTCGGCTTATCGCAACCGAACTACCGAACGCCATCGGATCGCTCGCAAGCTGCTTGTGCCGAAAGACTACCTCTGGCTCATGACGGGCACGCCGACGCCGAACGGGCCCACCGATGCCTACGGCATGGCGAAGCTGGTCAACAACTGCTTCGGAGAAGGCTGGGCATCTTTCCACGATCGCACCATGCAGAAGATCAGTATGTACAAATGGGTGCCAAAAGTTGGCAGCCACGATGCCGCACACCAGTTGATGCAGCCGGCGGTGCGGTTCGCCATCAGCGATTGCGTGGATCTGCCGCCGTGTACCGTGCAGGCGCGTGACGTCGAGCTGTCGCCAGCGCAGTCCACCGCCTACAAGGCAATGAAGAAAGACCTGCAGATCATGGCCGCCAAAGGCCCCATCACTGCCCAGAACGAAGCAGTGCTGCGGCTGAAACTGCTGCAGATATCCTGCGGCGCCATCTACGGTCCTGATCGCGAGATTCACCATGTTGATGCAGCGCCGAGGCTAAAGGCGCTGCGCGAGATCATGGAGCAATGCAACGAAAAGATTATCGTCTTCGCACCCTTTACATCTGTCGTACATATGATACATAGAGAATTGAAGAAGGACTACTCGGTCGAGGTTATCAATGGCGAAGTACCGGCCAAACAACGGAACGAGATTTTTTCCAGATTTATGGGCTCTGAGCAGCCGCGAGTTCTCGTTGCTGATCCCGGAACGATGTCGCATGGACTTACTCTTACGGCTGCATCGACGATTGTCTGGTACGCCCCAACCGATCGCACGGAAACGTATCTACAAGCCAACAAACGGATCGACCGTCCAGGGCAAGTTCACGCCACGACAATTGTACAGCTTGCTGCGACCCCGGTTGAACGGGAAGTTTATCGTCGACTAGAGAATAACGAGACGTTGCAAGGACTGGTGCTTGCACTGGCGAAAGGGAAACTATGAACGCCGATCAACTCATTTCGCAGTACATCAAACTGCGCGACCACATCGCCAAGCGCGCGGCCGAACATGCTGCCGAGCTCAAGCCCTACAACGACGCCATGGCTGCGATCGAGGCCGCTGGCTCCGACATGCTGATCAAGCAGGGAGGCGAGGAGGGCAAGGCCAACATCGTCACGCCATCGGGCACGATGTACCGCAAGCGCTGGACGTCCATCAAAATGGCCGATCGCCCGGCCTTCATGACCTTCGTTACTTCGGACTGGAACGCGCGGCAGTCGTTTCTGACATCCGCTGTCACCAAGTCCGAAGTGGAGGAGTTCATCGAACGCGAGAAGGCGGTGCCTCCTGGGCTCGACATCGCGCGTGGTTACTCAACGTTGTTCAACAAGCCAAAATAGGAGAATACCTTGAATCAAGTCCCCGCACATCTTCAGCACCGCCAAAAACGCGATCTCGTCGGCGCCGCCATCGGTGGCCTCAACGCGGGCTCGCCACCGCACATCTCGATCGCGGGCAACCGCTTCACCCTGGTCGACGACGCCGGCAACCAGAAACCCATCCAGACACTTTACCTCGATGTCTGCGTGATCGACGCCAACGCCTCAGTGTCCAAGATCTATTTTGACCCGCGGACTCCGTTCGAGCCCGGTGGCGACAACTCCAACCCCCCGATCTGCTGGTCGGACAATGGCATCGGCGCCAGTGCGCAGGCCAGCCAGCCGCAAAACACGTCCTGCCAGATCTGCCCGCATAACGCCTGGGGCTCCGCCACTTCGAAGGCCACCGGCAAGCCGGTCAAGGCCTGTAACGACGCCAAGAAGGTGGCCGTGGCGATCCCCGGCATCGAAATGGTGTTCCTGCTGCGCATCCCGCCGGCAAGCCTGAAGAACTGGGGGAAGTATTGCCAGACGCTGGGCGGCCATGGGGTTGATCTGCCGGACGCCGTGACCCGGCTAGAGTTCGAAAGCCAGGGTGTGCTCAAGTTCACCCCGATGGGGTACGTGGACGCGCCTACGGCCGAGTTTTCGGACAAGGTGATGGAAGCCAAGGGCACCGACCAGATCATTGGCCGCAACGACCGGCCGTGGGGCGGTCCGGGAGAGGCCAACAAGGTCGCCTATGCCCAACAGCAGGCATTGCCGGCCGCTGCGCCAGCAGCTCCGCCTGCGCAGCCCATGACCCCTCCGCCGCAGCCTTTTCCCCAGCAGCAGTCGGCCAACGTCGTTAATGCAGCCTTCGGGGGGCAAGCATCTACGCAGGACCCTTTTGGCGGCCAGCCTTCTACATCTTCGCCGACGGATGCGACCCCACCAGCGAAGAAAGGTCGCGGGCCGAACAAGCCCAAGGCTGAACCAGCGCCGGCCGCTGACGACGGCATCCCGCCGTTCCTCCAGCGGAACCCCGCGCCCGCCGCTGCATCTGCTCCTAATCCCACCCAGTTTGGGATGCGTCAGACCCCCGCGGCGCCTGACGCAGGAGTGCAGGCCGCGCTGGATGCCGCGTTCCGGCTGCCCACATGAGCAGCTTCTCCAAACGATTGGCCACCTGCATGGCTAAGGGACGACTGGCGCAAGGAGACTTGCGCTGGTGGTTCGGCCGATCCTACTCTACCACT